AAGAGTTATTTAAACTCAGTGATTTGTTGTTGTCAAATACTGTAATAGAAGATTGGGAATATACTTTAGAAGAAACTGAAGAGACTGGCATAGGAAATATATCAAATGATAATGCTGGCACATCAAAACACCACTTGTTTGAATGATTAAATTATGGAGGATATGGAAGTATGCATTGGGTAGCTTCTCTGACGAAAAAACTGAACCCTACGACAACTACATTGTTCTGGTACGTTCTATTATTTTCGTTTCTTATCTCGTCACTAACTGTTTTATTACTGCAGGGGTCATAAGACACTGGGGTGACAGTCAAGAAACTGTCACCTTGTCACCTCCTATATCCAAAGACTTTGCTATACTAGATGCATACAGGAGAGATTATGACCATCAACGCAGAAGTTAAAGGGATCCTCGCAAAGCTACTAGCAACAGAGAACCTTACAGTAGAGCATCGTCAAGTACAAACTGCATCCTTTGATGTCAATAGCCGTGTTTTAACGCTACCTATTTGGAAAGATGCATCTGGTACAATCTATGATCTACTAGTTGGACATGAGGTTGGACATGCTTTATATACCCCCAACATTCCTATTGATGCTCCCAAGGGATTTGTTAACGTTATAGAAGATGCTCGTATTGAGCGTATGATGAAGCAAACATATCCTGGTCTTAAGAAGTCATTCTTTGAAGGGTATAGGGAACTATGGCATAAGGATTTCTTTGGTGTAGCAGATGAGGAGATATCAGAACTAGCATTTATTGATCGTATTAATCTATTCTTTAAAGGTAACAATGAGATAGAGTTTACTGAAGAAGAGAAAGTCTGGGTTAATCGTGTAGCAACTACAAAAACATTTGAGGATGTTTTACAACTCTCTAACGAATTATATGAGTGGGCAGAGAAGAAGCAACAAAAGAAAGAAGTAGAGATACCTGAACAGATTGATATTGATTGGAATAATCCTGTTGCTGGTAATGAGATAGAGCAAGAGATTGATTCTGATAATAAGGAAGATGGGCAAGGTGAAGGTGAAGATCAAAGACCTAATAATCAAAAGTCAATTGAAGATAGACTTGATGAATTAGAAGATGCTATGTATGAGGATGATATGACTGGTGGTCAAGATGGTTCTCCTAACGAGACTGAGAGTGTTACTGATAAAGCATTGCAAGAATCATTAGAAACTTTAGTGGATGATGATGCTAGAGAGTGGGTTTATTTAAACCTTCCTAAAATAGATATTGATAAAGCAGTTATTGGTCATAAGGAAATACAAGAAGATTTGTACTTCGGACTATATGGACAAGCGATGAGAGATAAGCAGTATCATGATTACTATTATGAAAGTCTTCATTATGCTGAGAAGCACTATGAATCATATAAGAAGGATGCTCAGAAGTCAGTTAATTATCTTCTAAAACAATTTGAGATGAAGAAGTCTGCTGCTGAGTATAAGAGAGCAGCAACATCTAAGACTGGTGTGCTTGATACTCAGTCTTTATACAAGTATAAGTTGAGTGATGATATCTTTAAAAGGATTACAGTAGTTCCAGAAGGTAAGAATCATGGATTAGTATTTTATCTTGATTGGTCTGGTTCTATGAATCACGTATTATTAGATACTCTTAAACAAACTTACAATCTAGTATGGTTTTGTAGGAAAGCACAAATTCCATTTAGAGTATATGGATTCCAAAATGGATGGGATAATAATGATAATCATACTGCTGTAAAAGAAGAATCAAATGTTTTAGGATTCTGTAGTGGATTTAAACTTCTAGAGTTCTTCTCGTCAAGACAGAATAAGAAGTCATTAGAAAAATCGATGCAGTATGTATACATGCAAGCCTTTGCTATGAATAGTCATAGGATAAACTATGTTCAAAAATATTCTCTTGGTGGAACTCCTCTTGGTGAGGCAGTCTTATGCTCAAGGCAATTAGTAGAACAGATGAAGATGGTTGAGAGAGTTGATAAAGTTAATGTTGTATGTTTAACTGATGGTGAATCTAATCCATTATGTGCTATACTAGATTCCGAATACTATGATAATGGATTGAACACAAGACAATTACGTCCTTCAAAAGTTTATGTACTAAGAGATCCTAGAACTGGATACACTCGTGAATTAAAAGCAAGTCCGTACTTAACAACCAAAGAGATTGTTAGTTTCTTTAAAGAGATTACTGATTTCAATTGGATAGGTATTCGTATCTGTACTAAGAATGAACTTAAGAGATCTCTTCGTATACTAGATTATGAAGAGTCTGAAAGAATGGAGAAGCAATGGAGTAAGCATAAATTTGCTGCAACTACTTTGCTAGGATATACTGAAGCATTCTTTATACCATCTCAAGGTATGGGTGAAGGAACTTCTGACCTTGAAGTAAAACAGAAAGGTGAAGAAGCAACTAGAGCAGAACTAACACGTGCATTTAAAAAGCACATGGGTTCTAAGATGACAAACAAAACTATCTTAAACAAATTTGTGGAGCAAATAGCATGAGCATATGGGATGGATATCGGGAGGCGGTATTTGATACGTTTCCTGATTTGAAATTTGAAAGCAATCACACAACCTGGAAAAATAAAAGAGATGTAAATCTCACTGCTGACCTATACTCTGGTAAGCATTTTATTAAGTCTAGGCACGTTGATATATGGGATGGTACTGTTGATATCCATAACAATATAATCTATCCTAAGACTGGACATAACCTTCCTTGCTTTGGTATGGATTTGATGGGATTCAATAAGAAGAAATGTATCATAGTATTTGACTTCCAACATCCAGTAGAAAATTATCTATTGAAAGTTCCACCATTACCTCAGACAACAGAGACCTATCGTTTCTTTGAGAAGGGTAATCATTTCTCTGATAATATCTTTGTAAGGTATTGTGAGATGGATGGAGTGGATACATTCCTACCAACATTTAAATACTATCTGTCACTCTATAAAGAAATGATAGATAAAGCAAAACCAACTGAAGAAGATACAACAGTCTATAAAGACTTTGATTCTTATATGATAAAGTTAGATCCTATCTCAGGTTATCTTTCTAGTCAATTTGGTAAAGATGAATCTGAAACATTAATCAAGGAGTTCTTTTTTAGTTATGCCTGAGTTAGTACAAGACATAGCAGTCTTACTTTCATTTACTATGCAAGACATTGAGGGTGTTAAACCATTAGAGTGTCCTATACCAGAAGTAAAGAAAGATGATTTGTCTATTAAAAATACAATGTATACTGCACCTGGTCTCAGGAAGATACATTTAGAGTTAGCAGAATTAAAAGGAATGAAGATACTACATTGTGTATTCTTTCCTGATCCAAATTACAATCTTCCTATCTTTGGATGTGACCTTGTTGCTACCGAGAAAGTAATCACGGCTGCTATCGTTGATATATCTCCTGTACGAGGTTTTAATGAATGGGATGAGATAAGAGAAATTAGTAACAATTTTAATATTGGTGAGAAGAGACCACTTCCATTATGGGGTGATGAAATATTCTCTCCTTATTGTAAGTTCATGCGTCTTACTGAGGATATAGATATGGCAAATTTCTACTGTCTTGTTTTAAATTATCTTGGTGTATATTGTAGGTTGCATCAGAAGGCTACAAGAGATCCAGACTGGTGTGCAGCAATGCTTAGGTACGATGATCAGATTTATTATTGTGATCAGCAAAGAAAGAATGATAAGACTCGTGGCATTTTAGAAAGATGGTTTGATAAAGATTGGACAAATGATTATATAGATAAAGTATTATTCGATAAACCATCATCTGACGATATAAAATATGGAACCGATTAAATGGGAAGCTTATATTCTATTAGAATCTAATAGATTAACTAAGGTAGAATTTCTTTGTACATCCAATTTAAGACAAGATGCTGAACAGAAATGTAAAGCAATGTTTGGTGTGTCTGATGTGAGACAGTTGAAGAGGATATGGACAGTTGATTAAGTGTCCATAGGACATTGATTTGAAGTTTAATTCTGTTATAATAATCATATAGAAACAAAGAGTCATTATGCCAATCAAATCAGAAGTTACTACTGAACAAATTATTTCCTTTCTTAAGGACAAGCATGGAGCTAATGCTAAAGTTGATACTATCGACTTGAGAGCAGCAGGTAACAAACTTAAATTGTCTTATCCTACTGTTAATAAAAGACTTAAAGCATATAAGAAGGGTAGAGGTACTTGGGATTTGACTGCTCTAGATATTGAGAAAGCATATAAAGCACCTGCTGCAGAACCTGTTGTAAAAGTTTCCTATGTTCCAGAAAATGATCCGAACTATGTACCCTTCGGGAATGCCAAAGCTCTTAAGAAAGTTGTTAGTTCTAGACAGTTTTACCCTGTTTTTATTACTGGCCTTAGTGGTAACGGTAAAACATTAGGAGTAGAACAGGCATGTGCACAACTAAATAGAGAATTGATACGTGTTAATATTACTATAGAAACAGATGAAGATGATCTCATTGGCGGCTTCAGGCTTGTTAACGGTGACACCGTTTGGCACAACGGACCAGTTGTTGAAGCTCTCAACAGAGGGGCTGTCTTGCTCCTTGACGAAATCGACCTTGCCTCAAACAAGATTCTCTGTCTCCAATCCGTCCTTGAAGGTAAAGGAATTTTCCTTAAAAAGACTGGAAGATATGTCAAACCAGCACCAGGATTCACAGTTATTGCCACCGCAAATACTAAAGGTAAAGGTTCAGACGACGGAAGATTTGTTGGAACTAACGTGCTCAACGAAGCCTTCCTTGAAAGATTCCCAGTAACCTTTGAGCAAGACTATCCATCACCTGTTATTGAACAGAAGATACTAAAGAATGTTGGATGTGAATTGACATTTGCTGAAAATCTGGTAAAATGGGCAGGAGTGATACGTAAAACATTCTTCGATGGAGGAGTGGATGAAGTCATCACAACACGTCGTCTTGTACATATCGCACAAGCATACACTATATTTGGTGATCGATTACAAGCGATTACTAATTGTGTAAATAGATTCGATGATGATACTAAGCAATCATTCTTGGATCTTTATACTAAAGTTGATGCTGGTGAAGAAACCGAAACACCCGAAGGAGAATTTTAAATGCACGGAGACCTAGAACCAGAAGAGCACCATTGGGGGGAGGATATTCCTCCCCAACATGTAAATGATCTCTGGGAGGACATGGATCGCCTCAACGCTTTGTATGAGGAAATGATGTGGCCACATGATGATGTGTTAGAATTTATACCCGATCATACAAATGATCGGATTATCATTCAGAATAAGTCTAGAAAAGGTTTATGAAGTACAATGAAAATGAGATCTTGAAAGAGGTCTCAGACTATATTAGTCAAACTTACAGGGGTCACTACTCCTCAAACAATGTTCAGACATTGGACTTGATTGATTCAGTAGGTGACGCAGAGGCATTCTGTAGGTCTAACATATTGAAATATGCCTCAAGGTATGATAGAAAGGGTACAGCACGTAAGGACATCATTAAGATTATCCACTATGCTGTACTCCTTCTACACTTTAACGATAAGACTGCTGCAGCAAATGCTCT